CATTTACACGGGGTGATATGCTCACACCAAGAGTGAGAACTTTCCGGCAGGGGGAGTTCGTCACACTGCCCCAACTTTTCCACCCAAAGCAGCTCAACTCTACGCGCCCCATCCCAGCCACCTTTGCCATGCAGCTGCTTCTGTACGTCAAAAGCGTTAAGGAGGTGACACATAGAGATGTCTTTGCAAAGATACGACAGCTCATCCCAACGCAAGATCTGCACCGATGGTCCCCCGACGAGTTGGTCCATATAGCCAATTTCTTCTTCTTCGCCTCCAAGCGAGACGCTCTCAACAGCTACGACCAAGTCGTCGACTCCTCACTCTTCACACGCTGCTTCCGGGAGTTCAAAAGCCAAGTGCGCACCTTGTGGGAAACCCTCTGCGGCAAGAGTGACTTCCGCAAGCTTATGGAGATGCTTGATTGGAAGCCTTTCACATACTCCCTTGAAGTCACGGAGGAGATTGTCGACACCCCATGGTTCTCGAAACCCACGCCTTTCCATTCCATGGACACCGACCCATGGCAACTACCGGAAGATGAACCTGAAGACCCTGAAGAGGAGGACCCCAACAACCATAGTTCTGCCCCAACCCCTGCCCCATTATCACACACGTCAGACGAGGCTGCTGACCTCCCATGGGGCCCATGTCTTAATTTGCTGCATCAATGTGGGTTCAAAGGTACCCACAAACAGTACGACCCCGAAGGCAACCTGATTTACCCCATCATGGACTTACAAGCTCTAGACGTCGCAAGGCTGCCATCACAATTCGCCACCCTCCAGAAGAAACTCGAAGACATCAGACGTCAGCCCACAATGCATACCTACTGTCACAAAAGGGCGGGTGCCTACGCGTCTGATGTCAAGAACAATAGGGTAGGCCTTGCCACTCGAAACCAGACCCTCGAGTGGAAGCAAGTTTTCTCTGCACGGTGTGAAAGTGGCCCCCGCAAGCTGCCAACTGTTGTCATTCACGGTGCTGGCGGCTCCGGCAAAAGTCAGTTCCTCCAGGTGTTCCTGCGTGACCAGGAGAGGAACTATGATAAAATATCCATCGTCACCCCTACCGTCGAGCTCAGAGCTGACTGGATGCGGAAGGTCCCCAACATTAATATTCGCTGCTTCCGCACGCATGAGAAGGCCATTCTTCAACCAGCCTCCCCATTGGTGATCATTGACGATTACACCAAAATACCAACGGGACTAATCGAAGCCTACATCATAAGTCACCCGGAAATAGAGGCCGTAATACTCACGGGGGATCCACAGCAGAGTCACTATCACGAAACTTGCGATCAGGCTATGATTGCCTCCTTGGATCCAGCCTCTACTATCTTCGAGAAGTCTTGCCGGTACTACATCAACGCCACACACCGCAACCGACAAGACCTGGCCAACAAACTTGGTGTGTATTCTGAGATAGAAGGGGATACCAAAATCACTCTAAGCGGCCTCACAGTACAAGGCTGGCCGCTCCTGTCGCCCTCCCAAGCTAAGAAAGAGTGTCTTCGAGAACTTGGGAATGTGGCCTATTCCTATGCAGGCTGCCAAGGCCTCACCACGCCATGCGTGCAGATTCTCTTGGACAACAACACGGCCCTTTGCTCAAAGCAAGTTATGTACACAGCGCTCTCCAGGGCCAGGGATGCAATCCACTTCATTAACACAGGGCCCACATCAGCAGACTTCTGGAATAAAGTCTCCTGCACACCCTATCTCAGCACCTTCCTGGACTTGACTCGTAAGCAGCCCCCAGCGGAGGCCGTCCCCGCAGAGCCGGAAGTGATTGAACCTGCCGCCCCAACTACTCACTTCCCCGTAGAGAATAAAAACTCCCTTCTGGAACCCCTAGTGTCCCAGCTGAATGACAAATTTGACAGGGAACTCTACGACAGGAAACACGGCCACACGAACACCATTCAGACCGAGGACACCGTGGTGCAACTCTTTCAACACCAACAGGCTAAGGATGAGGCCCTCCTGTTTAAGACCATAGAAGCACGCATAGCAATCGCCACGCCTGAGGACAATGAGAAAGAGTTTATAATGAAGCAGGACATTGGGGACATCCTGTTCCTCAACTATCAGCGTGCTATGGGGCTCCCCGCCGACCCAATACCTTTCTCCCAGGAATTGTGGGATTCCTGTCGTGACGAGGTACAGCAGAGGTACCTCTCTAAGCCGATCGCAGCCCTTATCAACGGCATGCCCAGACAATCCCCGGACTTCCCGAAAGACAAGATAGCACTGTTTCTGAAGTCTCAGTGGGTGACCAAAACGGAGAAGATTGGAGCCCTCAAAGTCAAACCGGGACAAACCATAGCCTCATTTATGCAACAAACGGTGATGATATATGGGACTATGGCCCGGTATATGCGCCGGATACGGGCCTCCTTCCAGCCCGAGAACATCTTCATCACGTGCGAGAACACCCCAGAGGACCTCAATGAGTGGGTCAAGGAGCGTTGGAATTTCGGCAGGCCTGGGCACTCAAACGACTTCACTGCCTTTGACCAATCACAAGATGGGGCCATGCTACAGTTCGAAGTCACCAAAGCCAAGTTCCATAATATCCCCGAGGACATCATCGAGGG